CACAACCTAAATTAGCCACTAATGCAGCTAATGGGAACTCTTCTGCGTAAGGTGCTCTTTCATCTAATTCGCATGTATAAATTGGATAATCTGCCTGCGGTAAATGTTTTCTCATCATCGGAGTCATACTTCCTGCGTCTTCTGTATCAAAAAATCTAGACATAGGGTCTAGGATAAAGGCTCTATCTATTTCTGGAAGAACTCCTATCATCGCATTCACAGCCCATACTTCATCAAACGATACGCTATGGACTTGGGATAAATGAAAATCTATCTGGCTTTGACCCATTGCTACTAAAGCTACGTTTTTACCTTCTAACTCAGCTATAGGCTCTTTTAACATGTTTTATTGTGGAGGAATCCTGATATTGTCGTATCTAGATTCATCTCTTACGTCTTTAGATTCTCCTAATAATTTTAATCTAGCCAGCCCTTCTTGATACTTCATGTCGTATGTTTGAATTTCTGCAGGAGTTAATTTCATAAAAATCGCAGCTTCAACTAAAGAACCATACAACAAAGTATTTGAAGCATTTGTGGATAACCAAGTGGTTCCACTGTCTCCTGCGTCTACTAAAGAAGCGGGTCTATAAAAATAATGCAATTCAAAGGTGAAGTTTGAATTTGGTGTTGGAGCCAGAATAAAAGTATCGTCATCGAACTCTGCGTAGTAAAGGGGTTCTCCTGTTGTAGCTGCTGCTGGTGTGTAGTCTCTTATCCAGGAAACATGCTTAAGTAACAAATAAGTGTAGTTACTACTAGAATCTAAAACAGCTAAACTAAACGGGGATAAAAAATCTGTTGGGGTAGCTAAATAAGTGTTTCCACTTGACCCCGTACCTGTTACATTTTTTCTAAAAACAGGTAGCTGAACTGATTTTAAAATCTTTTCTTCTGTTTGTTTTATAAACGTAGGAATAGTGTTTGTAAACGTAGTTTCAGTATTATCCATGTAGTTTTGGATAGCTGTGGTTAATTGACTGTATGTAAATCCTGCTGCCATTAATCTGTACTCACTGTTAAATCACCCAACTCGGTTTCACCTTCCTGACCAGAAAACGCACTTCCAATATTAGGGTCGTCTCTAAACCTCATCATGTTAGTTCCTGTTTGATCTATCACAGCAGAAGAAGGATTTGTTGTTGTAACTTTACCTAATCCCGCCTGAGGCAACGGAACATCTGGTCTAGGTTGCCATAAGACTTCTGCATCTACAGGAACCTGTATAGGTTCTAATTGTGGGTGTTTTGGTTCATAACATTCTGGACACACTCTTGTGTGATCCCATTCTGTTTTCATAGCTAAATAAGGGTATTTCCACCCGCATCTATCGCAAATAGCGTTAGCGTATTTACCTGTAGCATACGGCATTAAATATACCCCCTATTCGGAACTAAATGTACGGAAGACCTATCTTCGTCGTATCTTAACGCATCCTCTAAATTCTTTTCATACAAAGGTTGTATGACAGATAATTTTTGAGTATTCTTTTTTAAACAAAGATAGTACGCTAAACCTGAAACTAATGGAGGCATAAACCTACTGGGTATGTCTGCATCATTAACTGAAGCTGTTGCGTCTTGTACTCTTTGCCAAACATAGTAAATGAGTTTATCCGTTGAGTTCTCTGGTGTTGGATAAAGATGAATTACTGGAGTTTTTAAACGTTCTAACCAAAATTGTGTAGGTCGAGCCTTTGTTGATTTAGTTGGAATACTCACGTATTCATTTCTATCTATTCTAGTTAATTGATAATCCGTAACAATACCATTCACTGTTTTTTGAATATACGCATCTAAAACATCAATATCGTAGGCGTTAATAGAAATATCGTTATCTCCTTCAGTAAGAGTCACTTCTGTCTTAGCAACCTCCCACATTTGGATTCCTCTGTTCGACCAATCCGCAAACATGATATTTAAAGAACGTCTTGCAGTAACGGCGTCATATGACGTGCGGGCTTCTAAGCCCGCAAGTTCATATGCTTCTTCTATTGCGGTTGCTACATTTAAACTAAATGTACGAGTACCTGAAGTTGCCATTATTTATTGATAATAAGCAACAAAAAAGTCGCAATTAGTTAAAGCTACATAAGCACCGTCTTTAAAATAACAACCCATTCCTGGTATGTAGTGATCGAAAGCTTCGTTCGCTGCTGAACCAAATTTGAATTGAGCTATTATTCTTGTGCTACTAGCACTCGTACCATCATAAATAATAATGGTTGCATCGGCATCACTAGATTGAGCCTGTATAGACTGTATTCTTAGTGAACCTAGATTAGTAGCAGTTCCTGCTCCAGAAGCCCCTATGTATCCCTGTAATTGTCCTGTGCTTGTTAAAGGCACAGATGCTTTTACGTCTGAACTCATAGTAACCTCCTATTAAGCGTCAGCAAACGGTGTAACTATAGTTCCTGATCCTAGTATTATGCCTTCTACTGCATATTTAGCGGAAGCCATTGCAGTTACTTTCACAATACTGCCAGCTAATCCACCTTTAGTTGAACCATTCATAGTAATAACATCGTTAGACGCACCAGATACAAAAGTTTTACCTGTAGAATCGTCTTTACCAGTATAAAGACCACCAACAAATTTGTCAGTGCCGTCAGTTAAAATATCCATGTCTGTTGCTGCAGTTTCAACTACAAAGAAAAAACTAGCTCCTAAATTATTTGTTTGATTAGGATCGTCGTCTCGTCCAGGAGCGGTAGCTACAATACTAGGTAAAGTAAACTTACCGTCTGCATCATTACAAGTAAGTATTTTACCTGCGTGTGAAGCAACGGTTAATGAAGTGTCAGCTGTTAAACTAACTACTACAGCGTTACCTGCTGAAATAAATCCCGCCAATGATTTGACTGGACCTGAAAA